ACGGGTCGTTGATATCGCCTGTATAGGTATCCTCCTGCAAGAACCTTGCTGTTACCGGGTCATACATTCTTGAGTTCAGGTAGTATAGCCCTGTCTCGCTATCATACTGGTATCCCGCATAAGTTATACTGTTGTTTACGTTGCCTGTCTGCTCAAGGATGTTCCCAAACGCATCGTAGTAGTATGACTTATCGACATTTCCTGTACTTGCATTTACAAGTCCTGTTACATCACCGTGACCATTGTACATATAATAGTACGAATCATTATTAGTTTTCTTCATTAGTAGATTTGTGCCATATATATTTACTTCCGTAGAACCGCCTGAAATCTCAAGAACCACCTTATCATACTCGTACATATACCTCGTCAGTATTCCATTAACTGACTTTGTTGCCCTCAGGCCCTCTCCGTTATAAGTGCTGATAACTATCTGTCCATTTGTTTCCGCTCTCGTCATCCTGTTAAGAAGGTCATAACTGTATCTTGCAATTGTATCATTCGGCGAAACATCTGTTCTGGTCACTGTTATCTGATTACCGTTCTCATCATTCACATATTCAACAGTTTTAATAATACTACTATTATTATTTTCGTTGGTTGTGACCACAGAAATAAGGAAATTCTGGTCATTATAATTGTATGTATTTTTTATTGCAGTAGTGCCGTAGGTTACTTCTTCGGTTTTTCTGTTACCTTCAAGGTCATAAGTATATACCGTAGTCCTTCCTATTTGCCCTTCATTTACACTTTCCAGTCTGTTCAACTTATCATATTGATATGAAGTTATGCCCTTATATACATTGTTGACGGTTTCTTGTTTTGTTGACATATTGTGTGCTTCATCGTAGGTATATGTAAATGAATCAACCAGATTACCCGCATTATCCCTATTTATAAGGGTTTTAATCAGTCCATCCTTATAATAAGTATAGCGTTCCGTGGCTCCGCCAGGATATTCCACCTCTTGCCTTGAGCCATCAGCGTAGTATTTGTAAGTTGTAACCTTCAACCGGCTTATGTAATAACTAATATTCGTTAAAGATGTAATATCCTCGTCAATAACATATTTAAGCTTTCCCGAATTGTCATAAACTTTTGTAGCCACTGCATTTGTTCCTGGATTTACACTTGTTTCAGCCGTCAGATAATCCGTACCGTTTACGTCGCATATTATCCTATCGTAATAATACCTTGCCGTCCCAATTTGTGGAACTTTTTTTGTTATTACCCTATTCAGTTGGTCATATTGCCGCTCAATTGTGCCGGTAGAGTCTGTGACTTGAAGCTGGTTACCGTTATTGTCATAGTTATAAGATATCTCAACTGGGTCAGCCCCGTACCTCTCCGACTTCTGGTTTTTAAGGCGCCCATGTATATCATACTCATATTCAGTAACAGTACCATCTTGCACATTATCTGCACTACTCCGGTTTTGTTTCCAAACCAGTTCGCCTTTTGGATTATACTTATATTGTTCAAACTTCTTTTCATTATACGTATATGCACCGGGTGTTCCTGTCCTTCCACCGTTGTCAATGCGTTTGGTCACTTTATTTGCAACATTGTACTCGTATGTGACAGTATGTTCTGCTACGTCACCTGTAGTCAAAGTTTCCTGAGTAAGTATGTTTCCGTTTTTATCATAGGTGTATCTGGTCTTCTCACCTTTCGCATTTACAACATACCACAGCCTGTCAAACTCATCATAAATATAGTTTGTCTCATTTTCCTCATTGTCTATTGTTCTGCCGTCCTTCTTCGATCTTATATTACCCGCATAATCGTACCCCTGCTTCATTGTGTGAACTATCGGCACATTATTAATAACATCATGTGTGTGAGATGTCTGTATAAGCCTGTTATTATCATCATACAAATACTCTGTACAGTGGTCATCAGCATCATAGGAAAACTTTTGCAAGCTGTTTATATTATACACTATTTTCTGAACAGTTGTAGTACCATCTTTTTTCATGATAAGCCTGTCAAGCTCATCATAATCGTTTGTAGCCTCACTGACAATTGCTGTTGAGAGAGACCTTACCACCTTTTCGAAATTGTCCCAAAGTCCGTGGAATTTGAAGTGGCGTTCCTGACGGCAGTTTGATAAACTGTTGGTTGGGAAAAACCTAATAACGAAAGGAGACGCCACTAATGGAATTATATCACGGACCGGCAGGAAAAGTAAGAGAGGGATTAAATTTATCAGTAGATTTTCCAGAACTTGAAGGAATAGCAAGTAGAGGACTATTTTCTTTACCAGTGCAATTAGTATTCAAGGCGTTAAAAACCATGCTGGAGAATGAGGTAGTTTCATATGTAGGAGAAAAGGAAAAGCATATCAAGGATCGAACAGCTTACAAACACGGATTTGAAAAATCAAGTGTTATCCTCGGGGGACAAAAATCTCTGTTGAAAAGCCAAGAGTTAGGAGTAAATCTGGAGATAAAGAGTTACCAATAGAGACCCTTTCTCGTTTTCAGGAGGAAGATATTCTAAACGATGCAGTTTTAAAAAGAATTATTCATGGAGTATCTGTAAGGAAATATAAATATACGCTGGATGAAATACCGGAGGAATCCCGTTCAACATCAAAAAGTAGTGTAAGCAGGAGATTTATAAAGGTGACAGAAAAGCTTTTACAAGAATTTTTAAGCAGACCGATTGATAATTATTTTCCAATAATCATGATGGACGGAGTACACCTTGGTGATTACCTTGTAGTGGTTGCATTGGGAATAACAACTGAAGGTAAGAAGAAAATTCTTGGAATCATAGAAGGCTCAACGGAAAACTCAAAGATTTGTACTGATTTGCTGCAAAATATCATTGAAAGAGGTTTAGACACACAAGAGAGCAGATTATTTGTATTGGATGGTGGGAAAGGTCTTTGCAAAGCTGTAAGAGATGTTTTCGGAGAAAATGTACATATTCAAATATGCCAAATTCATAAGCGAATAAACGCACAAAGCTATTTACCTCAAAGTGAGTAAAATGCTGTAAAAGCCGCAATGAATGAAGCATATATGGAGTTTGAATATGGTGCAGCAAAAAAGAAACTATTGTTGCTTGCAAAAGAACTGGAATTCAAGTATCCATCAGCATACACAAGTTTGCTTGAATGTCTTGAAGAAACGCTCACAGTACATAAATTAAAGGTTCCGAGATTATTGAGAACCACGCTTTCAAATAAAAATCCTATAGAATCTGCAATCGGAACGGCAACAGAGGTATCTGAGAGAGTAAAGAACTGGCAAAATGGCAATCAGGTTTTAAGATGGATTTCTTCGGGTTTCATGATTGCTAAAGAGAAATTCAGGACAATAAAGGGTTATAAGCAAATTCCCTTTTGGAAGGTAGGTGGATCGTGACTGCTGCAGATACTTTTGTCTGTTGGAATGGTACTGGGACAATCCGCTGCTCCATTTTCTGAGGTATACGTGATCCATCCTCACACGCCAAGGCACGCACCTTTCGTAGCCAATAGTAGTACGATTTAATTTTTACATTGTTCTGCCTGCACCAACCGATAACTGTCATTCCGCTGGTCTGGCAGGCTTGGATAATCTTACTCCATTGTTTGAGTCGAAATTCAGTTTTGGCATCTGTAATTTTATCCATATTGGGATATCCTCCGCAGTAATTTTTGACTTTCTAGTCAAAGTCGAAAAACTCGAAAAAGTCTAAAATCTCTTTAGAAGGATTATCTCATATGGATGGATGAATTGCTATGCGTCCTTATATTAAGCGCTTATTTTTATTCTGCATGTGTGCTTAGGATTTGACAATTACATTAAATTCAAGGAAATTTAAGAAGTCTCTTTAGGTCCGGCGGATCGCCGAACCCATGAAGGCATAAAGAAAGGCAGCTACCTCTATTGAGATAACCGCCTGTGTAGTAGATTTTGTTTTCATATCAGCCAAAACTGTGTGACCTTTCAACAACTTACTTTTCTTCATCAAGTGGATTCCTTACACAGTCTAAATATTCTTCAGATATAGCCCCAATTCTCTTGAAGTTTTCTCGAGCTTTGCTAAGGCTAATTTCATTTGCTCCACCTTCATAATTAGGGTCATTAAATTGCACAATATCATCTTCCCAGTAGCAAACTGGGCATATGCCAAACGTACCAGCTCTATCATCTAATGTATAGTATCCACAACACGGACATTGAAATTTTTTATTAGTACTCATAACTTCCCTCCTTATTTTGGCTTATATGTATTTATTTGATTATTCCAGTAGTCCATACCTTCTTTAGGGCGGAACAAAGTCTCAATTGTACCATCAGGTTTAGCTGTAGCAAACTCATTTGTTCTTTTATTATACCTAAATACCCAACCGTCTTTTGAAACAAATCCATCAATATCTCCACCTACATCACTATTCAAAAGATTCTTTGCGCGTTTCAAGTATATATCCTTTGTCATTGTCCCATTTTCAGCCCATTCTCCACGTTTTACTACATGTTTTTGATAATGCTTGTCTAGGTATCCAGGTGCAAAATCATTAGCTTGCCATTTTCCTGAAGGTAATAACTTTGTTCCAAAGTTAGCCGTTTCCTCACTACAAGGACTATAACTATTATATAATTCCTGTTACCATATCTCAATCAAAAAAGAATTATCTTCCATTGCTTTGCTTCCAGAATATGAAATCAGTTCTTGTCATCAACCTTCTCATATGGCCTGTATTCCGTCCTGGTTTTCATCATACCGTAAATAATCCTCACAAGCCGCCTTGCCACGCACACAAGCGCCTGTGGCTTGTTCTTGCCCTCTTTGACCTTCTGCTCAAAATACTCCCTGAATACCGGGTGTCTTGGCTTTCCTGAGGCCGATACTGCTACCATCTGGATTGCAAGAAAGTGAAATATCGCATTTAGTGCCCTGTTGCCATTCCTGCATCTTTGGTCTTTACCCTTTCCGGCAGAGCTGAATTGCACCGGTGCCAAGCCCATAAAGCGAGCCAGCTTGTCTGAGTCAGGGAAACGGTTAATATCCCCTATTTCAGATATAATCTGCGCCTCCGTAACAAGGTCGATTCCAGGCATTGTTTGTAGCTTATTGCCTGTCAAAGGTATCAGCTTTCTTAGTTCATCGTCAATTTCGGCAATCAACTCCTTGTCGTGCCTGATATCCTTTACGATGTTTCTCACAATAAAATCTCTTTCGGGCTGATAGTCCTTTCTTGTGTCTCCATCCCTTTCAATCATGTATATAATCTCATGAATGCGCTGTATTTTAAGCGCCTGATGCACAGGCTTTATTGTCTGATATATTTCTTCCGGTGTTGTGTTCCATATATACTCCGGTGAAGGGTAGTTCTCCCAGAAACATAAGGCACTCTTGGAATCAATCATGGCAAAGAATTTCCTGTAGGATGGGTAACTGTAGGAAAGCTGGCTGTGGAGCTGGTTCTTGTTCATCACATTGCTCTTTACAAGCAAATCCCGTCTTTTCACCATTTGCCGGATTGTCCAGAATATATCCTCATGCTTGGCATCCTGTAGAGTGTCCACCATATCCCGGAGAACCCTTGCCACACAATAGGCATCATAGGAGTCATCCTTGTAAATGATAGGATTTGCAAGCCTTACAGCGCTTGTATAGGCAGGGTTAACGTGCTTGACTTCAAACTTCCTGCCGACCAGATAGGCAGCAAGGTTTCTGCCAAAGCCTCTGGTATCCTCAAGCCCGAATACTATTTCCTTTGTGCCGCAAATCTTCCTTACATCCTCAACGAATGCAGGGAATCTGGATGGTCTATTCTCAAAGTTGACCTCTCCGAGTTTATTCATCCAACAATCTATAACAACTGCACAGTGTGCATCCTTGTGCATATCAATTCCAACAAAGCAGGTGTTTCGTTTTTGATAAATATTTATCCTCTCCTTTTTCCAATGTCTCCACCACTCATACCGGCAACCTCAATTTAAGAGCGTTAGATTCGATTAGGGACATTTCTTGTAAAGAAGTGTCCCTTAACCTTAATCCTCGCAAGGGAACGCCAACCTATCTATTTCTGGTGTGACAAATTACGTGATTTCAGGCATCACGAGCCTTAGTTCAAATTTCCTAATGTTCTTTTACTGCTTCGCTTGGACATAAATTTCTTAGTGCTTCTGATCAATAAATTTCTGTATTGATAACTGCAGCAGCCTTTCAAATTCCTCTTATTTGCCCTTTCTGTTTCAACAAAGCTTACGGCTGCAACCTACGCTTTTACGTTTCAGGGAGCAATACAGAGGCCTTTTTACTGGCTGCTAAACCTTCTTCCAGCCTTTTGCTTTTAGGCTTTCAGGTGTGTAATCATCCGGCCTGCAGTTCTCCAAGGTTTTTCTGCACTTGATGTTTTCGTACAGAATAGAATCCCCTTTGAGAACCAGCTTCTTTATCCAGCCGCTGGACAACGATTTTTCCCACACTTCACATTGAATACTGGTAAAATACAACTCCAGCGCCTTTTCAATAATGGCATTGGCACCGGACAAACCCTCTTGCCCGGCAAGTGCCTTGGCTTTGTTCAATAAGGCTTCCTCTATGGTTGTGGTTATCTTTATCCTCACGCTGTCACCCCTTCCTACGGTTAAAGCCTTTACTCCGTAGTACATTCATCACTCTGAACCGCTGATATAGCAAGTCAATTATGCTTCCAAAAGCACATTTCTAAGGCTTTTTGAGAGTTTGAAGTATTTCCGGCGGGTAGGAGAACTACCCACTGTTAAAGAGTCTTTTTTGAAGGAGCAGAGCTTCCTATTTCCTCAGTTTTGAGATGGTTTCACCCTAAATATTGTTTAGGCTCAAATTGGGTTCTGTAGCAATGTAATAAGCCGCGATCACCTCAGCTAAAGATGGGTTCAATGGTAGCTTTGGCTAAAATTTCAGCAGACTATCTTGCCTCCAGAGCCACTGCCCATGAGAGCGTTGTTCCGTTTTTCGGTGTTATAGGCTTATCCCAGGTACCTTGACCATCTACACGCACTATCACCCTGTAGTCGGTCATATCCTCCATCCAGCCGGGAACATTGGAACGGTCAAGAGCAATCTCTTTCCTCATGCCTATGGCATACTGTGAAAGATCTGCAAGGATTAAATCTCCTTTAGCCCCCAATGCAGGGCATTTCTCAGTGAATAAAACCTCTTTACCCAGAAGTGTGAACTTTCCGCTTTCTTCCCTGAATACCGGTATCTGAGCGCCACCGGTACCAATGGTGATGGTCATGGTAAGCAATTGTGGTATTACCGATGGATTGGCAAGCCACACCGCATTGGTGAAGCAGGACGGAGCAAGTCTGGAGAACATATTGACAACATTTTGATAGGTAATTGTAGCTGCTGCTTGAGAAGCCTCTTTATCTACAGTAATCAGCGCCGGGTCATTTATAATACCAAGAGGCTGACCTTCACCGGTTCCATTGATAAAGGCATAGTCCATATACCAGCCCAAGCCTTTTATAAGCGCTCCAGCTAACATTTCCTCAAAGGACATACCATCTGCAATGAGTTCATTGGATGCCTGTGAGAAGCAAGCTAGCTTCTTGGCTTTCAGTTGGATCAGCCTTAACTTGGCGGTTTTTCGGGTGCCTGTTTGCCCTTCCTCCAACCATTCTCCTGAGATACCGCCGAATAAGTGATTGGTTCTGTCTGCTCCATCGAAGGCTGGTACTTTCTTTGTTTCACTTCCCATTGCCCATACCGTTGCTCTGGGACGGATGATTTCGTTCTCCAGGGATTTATCCATCAGGAAGGCTCCGTATTCCTCCGGTACGGAATATCCGCCGAATTCAGGTATCCCTTCCACCATACTAGCATTTATCAGCCTGTTGTCGGCTCTGCCTGAGTGAAGTGTTCTCAGGAATTCATCCATGGAATAGAAACCATTGTTGCTTAAGCTCACAGTTTCGTTTCCATAAAACATCCCTCTGAATGATTTTGATACGGCTTTTGTTACAGGAGTTTTTGATTCTTCAATAGGAGATACAGCTTTTTGTGGTGTAATTAGAATTGGCTCAGAGGTTCTGATATTTAATAATTCCTCGTCAATGCTTTCATTAATGCTTTTTATTTTGTCTGTGTAGCGATTAAACTGTCTCTCCTGTTCCTTAGTCAAACTTCCACCCGTTTTTTCCGCTTCGTTTAAAATAGCTTCTGCTTTCTCCACCAATTGCTTTTTCTCATGTACCAAATCTGCTATAAATCTCATGCTTAAATCCTCCATTTTCTTTATATTTTTTTGTTAATATGGTTTGGGGTTAATACCCCGTTTGAATCTGCATTTTTTTATGCGTCGCTGCCTGCCCGTTGCCCTTATGCTTGGCTGTAGAGATTTAACCTCCCCCTCCCTCTGCATCAGGGTACTGAGAGTTTACTGACGTACTGACTCTTACTGACTCTTTTTTCATAAATTTCACATAAGAAAAAATATATATAAAAATTTATGGAATTGACGTCAGCAGCCGTCAGTCGTCAGTAATCACAAAAGTATCCCCTCATCCACAAGACCAATGCCATGCCAGTCCCTGCTGCCATTGGCTCCGCTTCGTTTGACAGCAAAGCCACGCTCCGTCATTTTTGCATTGAACAGCTTTTGACCAAGTGGATAATCTCCGTTCTCCCGGCACCATGTTTCGTAAGCGTACCTGATGCTCCGATTGGAGACTTTCCTGCCCTCATCCACAATGCAGCATTCTTCAATGAATGATGAGAATGTATCCATCTCCTCCCGGTAACCTTCTGTAGCTTCTTTGACTTCATCAGGCATATTAAGTCCTTCCTTCTGCCATAAAAGGCAGCCCTCAACTGCCCATGACAATATGCCGGGCAGCTCTTCTCTCAGCTTAGCCGGAAGCTGCTTATCCTTTTTGTCATCGGGAATGGTGATGGTAAAAGGAATCAGCTTAATGCGTCTCCAAATGCTGTGGCTGGTATCCCTTATGACAGGCCTGTGGTTTACTACGAGAAACGGAGTAAACTGCGGCTGGAAATCAAAGTATTCTCCATAAAGGAACCTTGCTGTAATTTTGTCTCCGCCTGTAAAGCTTTTAATCAATGCCTCAGAAAGCCTTTGTCCCTCATTAATTTCTATGGCAGTTACGAGCCTTGCTCCCTGCAGCCTTGCGATATCATTTCCTATTGCTTCTATCCTTTTAGCCATAAAGGTTTCTGATGGGGTATTTCTTGCATAGTCTCCCAACAGGTCAGAGATGGTGTTTAGAAATGTGCTCTTTCCGTTTGCTCCTGTTCCATAAAGGACAAATAGGGCCTGCTCTGAAATATCCCCGCTTAATGACGAGCCTACAGCCTTTTGAAGGTATCTTACAAGCTCGTTGCTTCCTCCCGTAATGGTATTCAGAAACTCAATCCATCTGGGAGCCTTGCTTTCTGGGTTATATTCAACAGGACAGATTTTGCTCATATAGTACTCCCGCTTATGAGGAAGGAGTTCGCCTGTCTTTAGGTCTACCATACCATTCTTGCAGTTCAGCTTCCATATATCTGCATCTAGCTCATCAGGCATGATTACCAAGCCTTCAAGGTTTGAAGCAACATCAATCATGGCTTTAAGCCTGCCTGCGTTTTCAGACTGCATGGCATGGCGCACTAATTCTTTTCTTGTAGTTTCATCCTCTATCCGGATTGCTTCTTTGAGCATATCTCTTGCTGTTTTTATAGCAAACTGCATAAGTTCTCCGGTTTCTTTTCTCCAGCAGCAGCCGTCATATACCAACCAGTATTTGAAAGCCGGACAATACCTTATGATTGAACCAAACCTGTCACGCAGCCTTTCTGCATTCCCGCTGTCTGTCCTGTGGTAATACTTCTTCCCCGGAGGATTTGGCTGATATCGGCTGACACTGTGCGCTATATTTCTAACTTCCGCTTCATCAAGCGGAGGATTGCACCTTGCGTTGTTTTCTGCAAGCAATGCCGCATAGATGCCCTCTTCTGTCATTCCTCTTGCTCTCATGGTTCCTGCTAGGCTTGTCAGGGTACTGTTCCGACTGCCTTCCTTAATCTCGGCTATACTACTGCTACCTTCAAAGGGTGTAAGCAATACTTCGACCCTTTCCATGAGCTTTAATAACCATGCTGGAGCTTCTGCCGGGGTTCTGTCAAAAGGAGAATGATCCGGCACCCACTCATACCGATTACCACTTATATGAACGCTTGGTGAAACGACTATCAGACCACCGTTTGACCGGGTATCAAGACCCGGTGAAAACTTGGTCTTATTGGGAATACTCCGGCCTTTAGGGTATTTAAAGATAAAGTGCCGACCTCCACTTCCTGTAACACCAGTAACCGTATCAGGAAGTTTTCCATGTGTTGATTCAAGAGCCGATAGAGTTTCATTGCCACCATCGTCCACATCAAGCACCAGCCAGCCGGATTTCTCACCTGTAGGAATTCCTATATTGGCATTGGGTGTTTTTGTCCACCATTTCTTTATTTGCTCAATATCAGAAGTGGAATTCTTGTACCAGCCGGTATATAACGGATGCTTTCCCTTGCTGTCGCAATCACTCCCTGCCTTGCAGGAGCAGGAGCCATCCTCACAAATCCAGTGCAAAGGCATAACTGGGATATTGGCTTCTGCATATTTTAATGCTGCGTCCATCATTGTTACTTTCAAATTCTCACCTCCTGTCTTGCCGGAAAATAAATAGAGCCCGACAAATAGTTTTTTAGACTATCTGCCAGGCTCTATAGGTGAGTCATTCGCTCCCTTTGTGGCTCTGTGCCAGATTTATTCACTTTTTACCCCGCCTTCTTCTCCAGCTTTACTTCAAAAACCTTTTTGCATACCGGACATTTGATTTCAACATCAGCGTAATCAGCATCAAATACTCTGTGATTACAATAGGGACAGCGTACAGTGTACTTTTTCTTACTCACTTGTCTTCACCTCCGGCTTCTTTAGCTTCATAAGTCTTGCCATCTTCATCATCACAGGTTCTAAAATCTCTCCAACCATGTAATGAACCATTGGTGAATAATTCTCCTTTGTTTCGTCAAACAACCTGGAAAGAAGGTCGTAGAGATTCTTTATGTCCTCATCTGTGGCATTCGCTGTACTAACTTCGATAAAGAGTTTGGTTCCATCACGCTTGGCGATATGGTCGCTCACATACTTCTCCAGAGCGTATCTTGCTATGCTTGATGTGGTAACGCTTGCTTCCGGCATCTGTGCTTGTAACTCATCAATGATAGCATCCAATTCATCCGACTGCCTTTGTGTAAGCCTTACCCGTAACATACTATCCTTTTCTGTAGACATTTTTGCACCTCCTGTATTTCTTGTTGGTTTTATTGTATTACAACGTATTACACCTTGTCAAGCATGGATAAAAAGAAAAAGGCCACACCAGCCGATACGGTGTGAGCCTAATTCTATTCAAAATCAGTTTTCTTAGTATACTTTCAAGAAGCCTTGCTCATGCCAGACTTTTAATGTCATTTGTGCATTAAATCCAAAAATCCCGTTTTTATCATCATTAGCTGCATCCTCTAGTATTTTTTTAGCTTTATCTATATGGATTTTTAATGCTAGACAGTGAGCAGCCGCCTTAGTTCTTATTACTACATTTTCGTTATCAAATAAAAGGGGAAGAGTGTCGGCTGCAAGTTCCAAGTTTTTTTCTAAATATTTGAATACCTGAGTTATTTTTTTACCCTCCTTATTATTTGTCTTATAATCCCCCTCTAAAGTAGCTTTGTACATAACATTTCCACTTTCAATATATTGACTTATTATGTCAGATTTCGACCATTCAACTTTTTTCATTTTATCACCCCAAACTTTTTTAGTACGTTCAACCCAAATTCATATTGAGCTTCAAAGCTTTGCCCGGCTAACCAATCTCTTACGCTTAATCCTCCCGTAAAGTCAAAACTCTTTGTATTATAATATCCGCTAATCTTCGCATGTGTAGCTTGGTCAACTGCAATTAGATTGTTAGTGTTATGAATCTGAGTTGGGTCAAATCCGGATTTCGTTATTTGAGATTGTTCAACAATATGATGCCACTGGTTACCTTCTCCTGCTGAACCTAATGCTTTCTTAGCATCATTAAATGTATTGAACCCCTGTCCAGTACTACGCGTTCCCTCACTACAAGGACTATAACTATTATATAATTCCTGCTACCATATCTCAATCAAAAAAGAATTATCTTCCATCTCTTTGCTTCCAAATTATGAAATCAGTTCTTGTCGTCAGCCTTCTCAAATGGCCTGTATTCAGTCTTAGTTTTCATCATACCGTAGATTATCCTCACAAGCCGCCTTGCCACGCATACAAGCGCCTGTGGCTTGTTCTTGCCCTCTTTAACCTTCTGCTCAAAATACTCCCTGAATACCGGGTGTCTTGGCTTTCCTGACGCCGATACTGCTACCATCTGGATTGCGAGAAAGTGAAATATCGCATTTAATGCCCTGTTACCATTCCTGCACCTTTGGTCTTTACCCTTTCCGGCAGAGCTGAATTGCACCGGTGCCAAGCCCATAAACCGAGCCAGCTTGTCTGAGTCTGGGAAGCGGTTAATATCTCCGATTTCAGATATTATTTGCGCTTCTGTAACTAGGTCGATTCCCGGCATTGTATGTAGCTTATAGCCTGTCAAAGGTATCAGCTTTCTTAGTTCATCGTCAATTTCGGCAATCAATTCCTTGTTGTGCCTGATATCCTTTACGATGTTTCTGACTATAAAATCCCTTTCGGACTGATAGTCTTTTCTTGTGTCTCCATCTCTTTCAATCATGGATATAATCTCATGAATGCGCTGTATTTTAAGTGCCTGATGCACAGGCTTTATCGTCTGATATATTTCTTCCGGTGTTGTGTTCCATATATACTCCGGTGACGGGTAGTTCTCCCAGAAACATAAGGCACTCTTGGAATCAATCATGGCAAAAAATTTCCTGTAAGATGGGTAACTGTAGGAAAGCTGGCTGTGGAGCTGGTTCTTGTTCATCACATTGCTCTTTACAAGCAAATCCCGTCTTTTCACCATTTGCCGTATTGTCCAGAATATATCCTCGTGCTTGGCATCCTGCAAAGTATCTACCATATCCCTGAGCACCCTTGCCACACAATAGGCATCATAGGAGTCATCCTTGTAAATAATGGGGTTTGCAAGCCTTACAGCGCTTGTATAGGCAGGGTTAACGTGCTTGACCTCAAACTTCCTGCCCACCAGATAGGCAGCAAGGTTTCTGCCAAAGCCTCTGGTATCTTCAAGTCCGAATACAATTTCCTTTATCCCGCAAATCTTCCTTACATCCTCAACGAATGCAGGGAATCTGGATGGCCTGTTTTCAAAGTTAACCTCACCCAGTTTATTCATCCAACAATCAATTACAACTGCACAATGTGCGTCCTTGTGCATATCAATTCCAACAAAGCAGGTGTTTCGTTTATGATAAATGTCTATCCTCTCCTTTTTCCAATGTCTCCACCACTCATACCGGCAACCTCAATTTAAGAGCGTTAGATTCGATTAGGGACATTTCTTGTAAAGAAGTGTCCCTTAACCTTAATCCTCGCAAGGGAACGCCAACCTATCTATTTCTGGTGTGACAAATTACGTGATTTCAGGCATCACGAGCCTTAGTTCAAATTTCCTAATGTTCTTTTACTGCTTCGCTTGGACATAAATTTCTTAGTGCTTCTGATCAATAAATTTCTGTATTGATAACTGCAGCAGCCTTTCAAATTCCTCTTATTTGCCCTTTCTGTTTCAACAAAGCTTACGGCTGCAACCTACGCTTTTACGTTTCAGGGAGCAATACAGAGGCCTTTTTACTGGCTGCTAAACCTTCTTCCAGCCTTTTGCTTTTAGGCTTTCAGGTGTGTAATCATCCGGCCTGCAGTTCTCCAAGGTTTTTCTGCATTTGATGTTTTCGTACAGAATAGAATCCCCTTTAAGAACCAGCTTCTTTATCCAGCCGCTGGGCAACGATTTTTCCCATACTTCACTTTGAATACTGGTAAAATACAACTCCAGCGCCCTTTCAATAATGGCATTGGCACCGGACAAACCCTCTTGTCCGGCAAGTGCCTTAGCTTTGTTCAATAAGGCTTCCTCTATGGTTGTGGTAATCTTTGCTCTCACACTTTCACCCCTTCCTACGGTTAAAGCCTTTATTCCACAGTAACATTCATCACTCTGAACCACTGATATAGCAAGTCAATTATGCTTTAGAAAGCAATATTTCTATCAGTTTTAGAATTGAGCTCCGCCCTGCCAAAGCTTCTTGTAGGAGGAGCAGCACTTCCAATTTGCTCATTTCACCCTAAGTATTGCTTAGCCTCAGACTTGGCTCAAATCTGAGCAAATCATCTCGCTTCCAGAGCTACTGCCCATGAGAGCGTTGCTCCGTTTTTCGGTGTTATAGGTTTATCCCAGGTTCCCTGACCATCTACACGCACTATCACCCTGTAGTCGGTCATATCCTCCATCCAGCCGGGAACATTGGAACGGTCAAGAGCAATCTCTTTCCTCATGCCTATGGCATACTGGGAAAGATCTGCAAGGATTAAATCTCCCTTAGCACCCAATGTGGGGCATTTCTCAGTGAATAAGACCTCCTTACCCAGAAGTGTGAATTTCCCGCTCTCTTCCCTGAATACCGGTATCTGAGCGCCACCGGTACCAATGGTAATGGTCATGGTGAGCAATTGTGGTATTACCGATGGATTGGCAAGCCATACCGCATTGGTAAAACATGACGGAGCAAGCCTTGAGAACATATTGACCACGTTTTGATAGGTAATTGTGGCTGGTTCTTGAGAAGCCTCTTTATTTACAGTAATCAGTGCCGGGTCATTTATAATACCAAGAGGCTGGCCTTCACCGGTTCCATTGATAAAGGCATAGTCCATGTACCAGCCCAAGCCTTTAATAAGCGCTCCAGCTAACATTTCTTCAAAAGACATCCCATCTGCAATAAGTTCATTGGATGCCTGTGAGAAGCAGGCCAGCTTCTTGGCTTTTAACTGGATCAGCCTTAACTTGGCTGTTTTTCGTGTGCCTGTCTGCCCTTCCTCCAGCCATTCTCCTGAGATACCGCCGAATAAGTGATTGGTCCTGTCTGCACCATCGAAGGCTGGTACTTTCTTTGTTTCACTTCCCATTGCCCATACCGTTGCTCTGGGACGGATGATTTCGTTCTCCAGGGATTTATCCATCAGGAAGGCTCCGTATTCCTCCGGTACGGAATATCCGCCGAATTCAGGTATCCCTTCCACCATACTAGCATTTATCAGCCTGTTGTCGGCTCTGCCTGAGTGAAGTGTTCTCAGGAATTCATCCATGGAATAGAAACCATTGTTGCTTAAGCTCACAGTTTCGTTTCCATAAAACATCCCTCTGAATGATTTTGATACGGCTTTTGTTACAGGAGTTTTTGATTCTTCAATAGGAGATACAGCTTTTTGTGGTGTAATTAGAATTGGCTCAGAGGTTCTGATATTTAATAATTCCTCGTCAATGCTTTCATTAATGTTCTTTATTTTGTCTGTGTAGCGATTAAACTGTCGCTCCTGTTCCTTCGTCAAACTTCCACCTGCTTTTTCAGCTTCTTGCAAAATGGCTTCTGCTTTTTCCACCAATTGCTTTTTCTCATGTACCAAATCTGCTATAAATCTCATGTTTAAACCTCCATTTTCATAATTGTTTTTTTGTTAATATGGTCTGGGGTTAATACCCCGTTTGAATCTGCATTTTTTCACGCGGCACTGCCAGCCCGTTGTCTTTATGCTTTGCTGTAGAGATATGACCTCCCCCTACCCCTAAATCAGGATACTGAGAGTTTACTGACGAACTGACTCTTACTGACTCTTTTTTCACAAATTTCACATAAGAAAAAATATATATAAAAATTTACGGAATTGACGTCAGAAGCCGTCAGTCGTCAGTAATCACAAAAGTATCCCCTCATCCGCAAGACCAATGCCATGCCAGTCCCTGCTGCCATTGGCTCCGCTGCGTTTTACAGCAAAGCCGCGCTCCGTCATTTTTGCATTAAATAGCTTTTGTCCAAGTGGATAATCCCCATTCTCCCGGCACCATGTTTCATAAGCATACCTGATGCTTCTATTGGAAACTTTCCTGCCCTCCTCCACAATGCAGCATTCCTCTATAAAACTTGAGAAGGTATCCATTTCCTCCCGGTAACCTTCTGTAGCTTCTTTGACTTCATCAGGCATTTCAAGTCCTTCCTTCTGCCAAAGAAGGCAGCCCTCTACTGCCCATGACAATATGCCGGGCAGCTCCTCTCTCAGCTTAGCCGGTAACTGCTTATCCTTTTTGTCCTCTGGAATGGTAACGGTAAAGGGAATCAGCTTAATGCGCCGCCATATGCTGTGACTGGTATCTCTTATGACAGGTCTGTGGTTTACTACGAGAAACGGTGTGAACTGTGGCTGGAAATCAAAGTATTCTCCATAAAGGAACCTTGCTGTGATTCTGTCTCCGCCTGTGAAGCTTTTAATCAATGCCTCAGAGAGCCTTTGTCCCTCATTTATTTCTATGGCAGTTACAAGCCTTGCACCCTGAAGTCTTGCGATATCATTTCCTATCGCTTCTATCCTTTTTGCCATAAAGGTTTCGGACGGAGTATTTCTTGCATAGTCTCCCAACAGGTCAGAGATGGTGTTTAGAAATGTGCTCTTTCCGTTTGCTCCTGTTCCATAAAGGACAAATAGGGCCTGCTCTGAAATATCCCCGCTTAATGACGAGCCTACAGCCTTTTGAAGGTATCTTACAAGCTCGTTGCTTCCTCCCGTAATGGTATTCAGAAACTCAATCCATCTGGGAGCCTTGCTTTCTGGGTTATATTCAACAGGACAGATTTTGCTCATATAGTACTCCCGCTTATGAGGGAAAAGTTCTCCTGTCTTTAGGTCTACCACACCATTTTTACAGTTCAGCTTCCATATATCTGCATCCAGCTCATCAGGGTTTATTATCAAGCCTTCAAGGTTTGAAGCCACATCGATCATGGCTTTAAGCCTGCCTGCGTTTTCAGACTGCATGGCATGGCGCACCAGTTCTTTTCTTGCAGCCTCATCCTCTATCCGACTTGCTTCTGTGAGCATATCTCTTGCTGTTCTAATAGCAAACTGCGTAAGTTCTCCGGTTTCTTTCCTCCAGCAACAGCCGTCATATACCAGCCAGTACTTGAAAGCTGGACAATACCTAATGATTTCACCAAACCTGTCACGCAGCCTTTCTGCATTCCCGCTGTCTGTCCTGTGGTAATACTTTTTCACCGGGTGATTTGGCTGATATCGGCTGACACTGTGCGCTATCTTTCTAACTTCCGCTTCATCAAGCGGAGGATTGCACCTTGCGTTGTTTTCTGCGAGCAATGCCGCATAGATGCCCTCTTCTGTCATTCTTCTTGCCCTCATGGTTCCGGCAAGGCTTGTCAGGGTACTGTTTCGGCTGCCTTCCTTAATCTCGGCTGCAATACTGCTACCTTCAAAGGGTGTAAGCAATACTTCCACCCTTTCCATGAGCTTTAATAACCATGCTGGAGCTTCTGCCGGGGTTCTGTCAAAGGGAGAATGTCCTTCTAACCATTGGTACTGATTACCGCTTACATGAATGCTTGGAGCCACGACAATCAGTCCACCTGTTGAACGCGTATCAAGTCCCGGTGCAAACTTTGTTTTATTAGGAATGCTCCTGCCTTGGGGGTATTTAAAGATATAGTGCCGACCTCCACTTCCTGTAACAGCAGTAACCGTATCCGGAAGTTTTCCATGTGTTGATTCAAGAGCCGATAGAGTTTCATCACCACCATCATCCACATCAAGTACCAGCCAGCCGGACTTCTCTCCTGTAGGAATGCCAATATTGGCATTAGGTGTTTTCGTCCACCATTTCTTTATTTGCTCAACATCAGTAGTGGAATTCTTGTACCAGCCGGTATATAGCGGATGCTTTCCCTTGCTGTCGCATTGTTGTCCCTTCTTGCAGGAGCAGGAGCCATCCTCACAAATCCAGTGCAGAGGTATAACCGGGATATTGGCTTCTGCATATTTTAATGCTGCGTCCATCATTGTCACTTTCAAATTCTCACCTCCTGTCGTGCTGGAAATAAATTGAGCCTGACAAATAGTTTTTAAGACTATCTGCCAGGCTCTATAGGTGAGTCATTCGCTCCCTTTGTGGCTCTGTGCCAGATTTATTCACTTTTTATCCCGCCTTTTTCTCCAGCTTCACTTCAAAAACCTTCCTGCATACCGGACATTTGATTTCAACATCAGCATAATCGGCATCAAATACCCTGTGATTGCAGTGAGGACAGCGGACAATGTACTTTTTCTTACTCACCTGCCTTCACCCCCGGCTTCTTTGGTTTCATGAGGCTTGCCATCTTCATCATCACAGGCTCTAATATCTCTCCAACCATGTAATGAACCATTGGTGAGTAATTCTCCTTTGTTTCGTCAAACAACTTGGAAAGAAGGCCATATAGATTCTTTATGTCCTCTTCTGTGGCATCTGCGGTACTGATTTCAATTAAAATTTTTGTTCCGTCACGCTTGGCAATATGGTCGCTCACATACTTCTCCAGAGCATATCTTGCTATGCTTGATGTGGTAACGCTTGCTTCCGGCATTTGCGCTTGCAGTTCATCAATGATGGCATCCAATTCATCAGACTGCCTTTGTGTAAGCCTTACCCGAAGCATACTATCCTTTTCTGTAGACATCATTGCACCTCCTGTATTTCTCATTGGTTTAATTGTATCACATTGTATTACGATATGTCAAGCATTAGTAAGAAAAAAGGCCACACCAGCCGAAACTGTGTGACCTTGCTCGTTATGCCATACTTTCTTTTTACTTCTGATAAACTCTTAAATACCCTTGCTCACGCCAAACTTTTAGTGTCATTTCAGCCTCGAAAGAAAAAACTCTCAGATTAAGCTCGGATATCTTTTCTAAAATATCAACTGCTTGTTCTTCAAATATTTCTAATGCCAAACAATGAGCAGCCACGCAGATTTTTACCTTTACAGATTCATGTTCAAAAAGTGATGGTAATACTTCTTTGGCTAAATCAATGTCTTCCTCTAATAGTTTAAAAAGTTTTATTATTTTCTTTCCCTCTTTATTCCCTATTTTGTATTCTCCTTCTAAATTTGATTTTTCAATTATTAATAGGCTTTTAATATACTGACTTCTAATCTCTTCAGCAGATAGTTTTTTCTTCATTATTTAATCACCCCAAAATCTCTAAGGACTTTTAATCCAAATTCATATTGTGCTTCAAAACTTTGACCAGCTAACCAGTCACGTACTTTTAAGCCATTTGTAAATTGGAATGTTGACGTATTATAATATCCGCTAATCTTCGCATGTGTGGCTTTGTCAACTGCAATTAGATTGTTGGTATTATGGATCTGAGTTGGGTCAAATCCGGATTTCGTTATTTGAGATTGTTCAACAATATGATGCCACGCATTACCTTCTCCTGGTGAACCCAATGCTTTCTTCGCCTCATTAAATGTCTTAAATCCTTGTCCAGTACTACGCGTTCCCTTATTACCAACTCCCTTTTTGACACCATTAGTTAATGTACCAACTTTATCACCATACT